TTTCTGTAGCATTGAATGCACTTAAACCGAAAGAAAAAACAACGTTGATGGAGTCCTTTTCTGTTAAGTCGACAGCGGGACAGTTGATGGGTCATCCTCTTTCATTCCCACTCCTATGTGTGAGCAACCTTGCGGTTCTCATCATTACACTGGATGAATGGATAGAGTGTGGGACTTGGAAAAGTCGCACCGACCGTGAGTTTGCGTCTAAGAAAATTCTTAATACCGCAATCATCAACGGAGATGATCTCCTCTATAGGGCACCTCAAGAGGTGGGAGTAATCTTTTCAAGAAATTCTCTGGCATTTGGTCTTAAACCCTCTCAAGGGAAGAACTATTGCTCAAAGGATACTTGTCAGATTAATTCACAGTTGTTCCAAATGCGAAAAGGGAAGATGGTCAAGTTCAATTATTTGAATTTGAGGTTTCTTCGAAAATCGTCTACCTTAAACACGGGTATAGCAATGGCAAAGGCCATTACACCTATGTTGTTAGATGTTCCTTGGACACGTGTTTTGATTCCTGACTTGATGTCGAAGTTCTCAAAACCATATGAAAAACTCCAATTTCAACCCAATTGGTATCTTCCGATTCACCTAGGTGGATTCGGACTCAACCCATTAGTCTCTGATAAACCTGTCGAAGTGACAAAGAATCAGCGATTGATGGCTTCATTCTTCCTACATAACCCAAAATTACAATGGGCTGTGGTGAATAACCAGAAATATACTGGACAGAAAGCATTAGATACTCTCTTCGATAAGATGACGTTAACGCCACTTATGATGAAAGAATCGGAGTTTCTCTTCTATGGCCTTGATAAGCCTGTTAAGGAGAGAGACCCTGAAAATGTTCCTGAACAATATATGGAAATGGTAGAATGTGAGGTTGATGAGTGGGGGATCCTTCTTGCCTATGTGGCGAGGATCTCGCAAGATTTCACTGAAGGATTAGGCGACCCGATTCTACGCGTGGCCCTTCAGAGGAGAGAACAGAAGTTGTTGAAGACAAAACATGGCAGATTAACTGCTATGTTGGATTCAACCATCGAAGAATACCGACACGTTCGTTACGTGAGTGTTCCTAGACCCCCTGTTCCTCCATTGGATTTGAATTTGAATAAGGTTCGGCGCAAGATACTAAATAATGTACTTGACGCACGTGCCCTTCCTACCGTTTCAGATGATTATGATCTGTTGCCAACAGTTGAAGATCGTGACTTTTTTGCTCTTGAGCATTTTGTTCGTGATGTTATTGTTACAACGGATTTTAAAATCTCTGATTACGAGTAGGTAAAAAGTAATCTCTCCAGGGAATAACTGGCTAAACTCCTCCGGGTAGAGACCCGTAAGACAAACATAAAACTCTGGCGCAGCCCCAATGCGACCTAAAACTCAGGCATG